GGGTCGTAACCGCACCTGCAGCAAACAAGTGTTTATGGTTGACTAGAGAAGAGGAACTTTTATGGGTGCAAAAGGCAGCGGTGGTCACAATCGAAAGCCCGATTCGGTCAAGGCGCGGATCGGCAACCCGGGTGGGCGCAAGTTGGCTTCGGCTGACGTCGTGGCCCTACCTGTGTCGGCTTCGACTTTGCCTGAACCGCATCGACCGTTGGGCAAGGCTGGTTCGGAACTGTGGCAGCGGGTGTGGTCGTCGTGTTGGGCGTGGCTCAAACCTTCAACCGATGGTGAAACAGTTTTGTTGGTGTGCGAGTCGGTAGACGAGCGACAGCAGTTGCGTCATAGAGTGTTGTCCGATCCTGATGCGTGGCGTGAACGCAAAGCCCTGCGCGAACTGGAGAAGCAAATCTATTCTGCGCTAGGTGATTTGGGGATGAACCCTGTTGACCGTTCGCGCATTGGTCTTAGCGAAGTGAAGGAATCAGAGTTTGTCAAACTCAACCAAAAGATCGCGCAGCGACGTAACGCAGCCTCATCCTGACTGGTCGCCAAAGTTCTATACGCCGATGCAGTCGGCGTTGTCTGACGGCCCTGAAGTAGTTGAGTTTGCTGAATCGTATTGTTCTGTCACTAAAGGTTTCTTGGCTGGTCAGTCGCTGATCTTTACCGACTGGCAGAAGTGGTTGATGCGTGGCCTGTATGAGCGCGACCCGGTGACTAAGCGGTTGCGGTATCGACGCGCCTTGATCATGCTGCCACGGAAGAACGGCAAATCGCTGATGGGTTCTGCGATTGCGCTGTACGGGATGTTCGCTGGCGAGCCGGGTGCAGAAGTGTATTCGGCGGCTGGTGATCGTCAGCAGGCTCGCATCGTGTTCGGTGAAGTGAAGCAGCAGATTCTTTCCAACCCGCTACTGGCTGCGGAATGCAAGGTTTATCGTGACGCGATTGAAGTGCCGCTGTTCGGGTCGGTGTACCGCGTGTTGTCGGCTGACGGCAAACTGGCGCAGGGCTTGAACCCGACCACGGTCATCTTTGACGAATTGCACGTTCAACGCACAACAGATTTGTACGACGCTCTGACTCTGGGTTCGGGTGCGCGTAAGGAACCGCTGGTTGTCGGAATCACGACACCCGGGTATGACTTGGATTCCCCGTGCGGTCTGCTCTATCAGTACGGCAAAAAGTGTGCGTCGGGCGAACTGGATGACCCAACCTTCGGGTTCTGGTCGTGGGAGTCCGACGAGGACTGCGACATTTTCGATCAAGCCCAATGGCGGCAGGCGAACCCAAATCTTGCCGAAGGTCTCATGGATTTGGGCGACATGGAATCCGCTGCGAAGCAGACAAGCGAGATGGCCTACCGCCGATACCGTCTGGGCCAATGGGTGCGTTCGCAGGAATCGTGGCTACCCGCAGGCGCGTGGGAACTGTGCCGGGGTGATCAAGAACTGATCCCGCATGAACCAACGTGGGTCGGCGTGGACATGGCTTTGAAGCACGACACGATTGCAGTTGTTGCAGTCCAGAAGCAGGGTGATCTATTCGTAACCGAACCGCACATCATCCAGCCCGATTCGCAGTCAGTAGACGTTGCCGCTGTCGAACACTTGCTGCGCGAACTGCACATGAAATACAGCCTGAAAGAAGTTGCGTTTGACCCGGCGTTTTTCCAGCGGTCAGCCGAAGTCCTACAGGATGACGGGTTACCGATGGTGGAGTTTCCGCAGTCGGCGGCTCGCATGGTTCCTGCCTGCGGTCAGGCTTACGAACTGATCGTGACTGGCAAGGTGCGCCACCGGGGACAACCGACCTTCACCGATCAGGTTCTGTCTGCCGCGCAACGTATGACAGATAACGGGTGGCGACTGTCGAAGGGCAAAAGCAAGCGCAAGATCGACGCGGCAATTGCGCTGGTCATGGCATTGGATCGCGCATCAACGAACCCGCCTGAAGAGATGGTTCCGATGTTCTATGACGTATAAGGGGACACAAATGATTCCGTTGCTCATTGAGTTGGTCGGCCTCATCGCCATCGCTATCGGCTGCTTCCTGTGGTGGCTTCCACTAGGCTTCATCGTTTCAGGAATTCTTTTGGTACTTTGGGGGATTGCAACCGGGCGCAAAGGTGAACTGAATGCTGGAACGACTACTGCCGAACGCAACTGAACAACGCGCTATCTCGTTTCAGACCCTGTGGGGCGCAGGCGACTCTTACGCGCTGACCACTAACGCTGGCACAATCATCACGCAGGAAGATTCGATCAGGCTTGGCACGGTCTACGCCTGCGTTCGCCTGATCAGCGACAGCATTTCCACGATGCCTGTCGGCCCGTTCCGTAGGGTGAATGGCGAGCGTGTACCCGTGTTCCCGCGCCCAACGTGGATCGACTACCCAGATACGAACATCACAAAGACAGATCACTTTCAGGAAGTTCTGTTCAGCCTGCTGATCGACGGAAACGCTTTCGTTCGGATCGTGCGCGACGACAGCGGTATTGCCGCCTTGATCGTCTTGAACCCGCAGCACGTTCACGTTCACCGCAACGCCGAAGGGCGGCTGGTCTACACCACCACGCACGATGACCGCCCGATGTTTTCTGACGAAATCTTGCACATCGTTGAAATGCGTAAGCCCGGTCACCTTCGCGGTGAGTCACGCATTGAACTGATCAAGCAGTCATTGGGTCTGGCAAAAGCCCTAGAAGAATTCGCAGCACGGTTCTTCGGGCAGGGTTCGACCACCAGCGGAATCATCGAATTCCCCGGCAACCTTACGAAGGAACAGGCAACCCAACTCGTTGATGGGTTCGAGAACAAGCACCGTGGGCTTCGCAAGGCGCACCGCCCCGGACTACTCACGGGTGGCGCGAAGTTCACTAAGACTGGCGTTGACCCCGACGCGGCACAGATGCTGGAATCCCGCAGGCTTTCGATTGAAGAGATTGCACGGGCGTTCCGTTGTCCCCCGTCAATGCTTGGCGTAACCACACCCGGGGCCATGTCGTACGCATCGGTTGAAGCAAACGCGATTCACTTCGTCACCCATACGCTTCGGCCTTACGTCGCCAAACTGGAAGATGCCTATTCGCGCCTTCTGCCCGAAGGCGTGTTCTTGCGGTTCAACATGGAAGCCCTTTTGCGTGGCGACTCGCAGACCCGCGCACAGGTTTATTCGACCGCGCTTCAGGCTGGGTACATGAGCATCAACGATGTGCGCCGCCTAGAGGACTTCTCGCCTGTTGACGGTGGCGACAACTACCGCGTTCCGCTTGCGAACGTCGATGTGGCAGCAGCGAACCTTACAGAAACTGACCGCAAGGTGCTGATGGCGCAACGCTTGATCCTGTCAGGCTTTGAGCCGTCTGGCGTACTCGAAGCGATGGGGCTACCTGACATTCCGCATACGGGCGTACCTTCGACGCAGTTGCAGCCGCTTTCCACGATTGACCCGACCGATCCAGCCAGCGCGTACCCGGTGGGCTGATGGCGATTACAACGGGGCAGACGAGCATTGGCACGACAGCGACCGCGATTGACGGCCTGAATCAGATGCCGTATCGGATCAAGTTTCAGAACATTGACAACACCGATGCCGTGTTCATCGGTAACGAAACCGTGACCACGACTACGGGGTTTCGCATTGACAAAGGGCAAACCGTGGAAATGATCATCAACCCGCTGGATGTTCTGTACGCAGTATCGACAAAGGCGGGTCACCCCGTCTGCTGGATTCGGGAGACGCTCTAATGCCGTACTACATCAAGCAAGGCGTGGTTGGTTGCTCTGGTTGGGCGACGATCAAAGATGACGGTGAAACCATCGGTTGCCATCAGTCCAAAGCCGATGCCATCGCGCAAATGGTCGCAGTCTCGCTGGAAGAGGGAATCGAACCGGGCGGTGAACGTGCGTTGCCTGACAACTACCGACCTTCGCTTTCTGAAGATGTGCCTGCTGGTCGGGCTTGCGGTAACTGCGCTTTCTACGACGAAACAATTGTTCAGGAACAGGGTGAAGGCATAGTTGCCTACTGTCACCGTTGGGATGACTTCGTGCGCGGTGACTTCTACTGCAACGCTTGGCAGGAAGCCGAAGAATCTGAAGAGGAACCTGAAGAGGAACCTGAACTGATCGAAGAGGAATCACGGCAGGTCGATCTGTCCCCGCCTGAATACATGAGGGCAGCAGCCCGACGCGGTTTGGAACTTTACGCCGATGGCGAAGCAGGCGATGGCCTGCAACCCGCCACGGTGCGCGAAGCCCGACTAATGGCACAAGGTCAAGTCAGCGAAGCAAAGTGGCGCAGAATCGGGCCGTGGATCGCCCGACACATTGGCGACCTCGCAGCGGTAGACGAGGAAACCCCGATCACACCCGGGCTGGTCGCGCACCTGCTCTGGGGTTCAGGGCCAAGCAGAGCCGCAGCGGAAAGGGCGCAAGAGTACGCTGAAGGCGTTGTTGCCCGTCTAGACGCGGAACAGGATCGTTCGTTCAACGTGGGCAAGCGAGTGAAGGAAATCGAAATGATGCGAAAAAAGACCGAAGTCGAAACCCGCAGGTTGGTTGTTCAGGACTTTGAGATACGGCAGGAAGGCGACGGGATGACCTTCCGTGGTTACGCAGCCGTTTTCAACAGCGACAGCGAGCCGCTGCCGTTCATCGAACGGATCATGCCGGGGGCGTTCGACAAAACGCTGAAGTCCCGCAACAACGTGAAGATGTACCTGAACCACGATTCGACGCTGGTTCTGGGTTCGACCCGCGCCAAGACTCTTCGGCTGTCGGTTGACGGCAAGGGGCTTCTGGCTGACGCTGATCTGCCGAACACTTCCTACGCTCGTGACCTTGCCGAACTGATGAAGCGTGGCGACGTTGATTCAATGTCGTTCGGCTTCAGCGTTCCGCGCAATGGTGATCGCTGGTCGGAAGATGGGATGCGCCGCGAACTGCGTGAAGTGCGCCTGCACGAAGTGTCGGTGGTGACTGGCTTCCCTGCATACAAGGCGACGAGCGCAAGCCTGCGTTCAATTGACGCGCTCGCAGAAGTGACCGGGCTTGACGCTGACCAACTAGCGGAAGCGTTGACAATCTTGGAGAACGGCAAACCGCTGTCACCTGATCAGGCTTCGATGCTGGAAGAGACGGTCAACAAACTTCGCGTCAAGCCCGACCCGGAGATGGTCAACACCATCGGCTTGAAGTTGAAGCATCTTGATCTGCTGTCAAAGCAGTTCTAGTTGCAAACTGTTTTAGCCTGATCTACATTTTCTTTCGGGTTGTGTGAGCCGCGCCCACGATTGCGGAACCGCGTCGTTGTAATCAACCATCCACAAACCCACAAAAGGAAGTGAAACCATGTCGTACATTGACCGACAGATTGAACTTCGTAACCGTGCATGGGAAGAGGCAAAAGCCCTTCTTGACGCAGCGGCTGCGGAGAAGCGTGACCTTTCTGCTGAAGAAGAGCAGAAGTACGCCCGTATCAACGATGATCTGAACAAGCGTTCGGAAATCATCAAGCAACTTCAGGCTGACGAAGCCCGTGAACTCAACATCGCAGAAGCCACCCGTGGCAAGCGCACCGTCGAAGAGACGCGTGAGGTTCAGAATGACGCTGACCTTGTTCGCGCCCTTTGCCGTGGCGAAGTTCGTTCGGTGACCTTCGAGAAGCGTGACGTTCTCACCTCTTCGACTGGCGCACCTGTCCCGACCTCGTTCTACGACCAGATCGTTGAACACATGGTGGTCGCAGGCCCGATGCTTCAGACCAGCACGATGATCAACACCGCAGGTGGCGAGGCTCTTCAGATTCCTCGTACCAGCGCGTACAGCACCGCATCGCTCACCGCGCAGGGTTCTGCGTTCAGCGAGTCTGACCCGACCTTCCAGTCGTTCATCACCTTGAACGCCTACAAGTACGGTCACCTTATTCAGGTGTCGCGTGAAATGATTGACGACTCGGGCGTTGACCTGCTGGGCTTCCTTGCCCGTCAGTCGGGTATCGCCATCGGCGTTGCAGTCAACACCGCGCTCACCACGGGTACAGATTCCACGATGCCGAACGGTATCGCGGTTGCCGCTGGTTCGGGTGTCACGGGTGGAACGGGTGTCGTCGGTGCGTTCACCGCTGACAACCTCATCGACCTGTCGTACAGCGTGAACAGCGCGTACCGTCGTATGCCCGGCACGGGCTGGATGATGGCGACTTCGGCACTTGCGGCTACCCGTAAGTTGAAGGACACCTACGGTCAGTACCTGTTCCAGCCTTCGCTTCAGGCGGGTCAGCCCGACCAGTTGCTGGGCTACGCGATCTACGAGAACCCGGATGTGGCTGCGGTCGGAACCGCTGCCAAGTCGGTGCTTTTCGGAAATCTCCGCGAATACTACGTTCGCATGGCTGGCGGCATCGCTTTTGAGCGTTCCGACGACTACGCCTTCGCAAACGACCTCATCACGTTCCGTGCGCGAGTGCGGATCGACGGTGACCTGCCGCAGACCGCTGCGGTCAAATACTTCATCGGTGGGGCATCCTGACCTACTGATTGAGTCGCGGGTGAGCCAGATCGCGCAGGGCTGGCTCACCCGCAACCTGCGTACATCCTGCGCCTTACCTGCGAGGAAGGGCTATGAATGCAAGTCGTGATCAAAGGCGTGGTGGTCGAACTGCCAGCCCCGGAAGCGGAACGCCTGATGCAGTTGGGCTACGCGCACCGGATGGAAACCGCCAGCGCGGAATCGGGAGACAGATTCTCTTCTACACAAACGCGCCGTGGGCAAAGACCGGGTACGGGCAGCAAGCAGCACAACTCACCCCCCGCCTCATCAGAGCAGGCCACCAAACCGCGATCCACGCAAACTACGGGCTTGAAGGGGCAAACACCGTCTGGAACGGGATCGAAGTCTACCCGAAAGGGATGAGTGCCTACAGCGACGATGTGACCGTTGCCCACTATCAGGAATGGGCGCACCGCGCACCAGAACGCAAACCGCTGCTGCTCACCCTGTTCGATGCGTGGGTGTTCAAGTCAAAGGCGTTTGACATGGTTCCGCGCATCTTGTCGTGGGTTCCCGTTGACCACACGCCCTGCCCACCCGATGTGGTGGCGTGGTGCAAACGTGAGAACGTCACGACTGTTGCCATGTCGAAGTTCGGGCAGACGATGCTTCACAACGCTGGCGTGGATGCGCTGTACGCACCGCACGGAATCGAAAAACACTTTATGCCAACCGCAACCTATAACGGCATGACGGGTCGCCAGTTGGCAGGCGTTCCCGAAGATGCGTTTATGGTGATGATCAACGCAGCAAACAAAGGCAACAACCCACCGCGCAAGTCGTGGGGCGAGAACCTTTTAGCGTTCGCCATGTTTGCCAAGACCCACCCCGACGCTTGGCTGTATGTCCATTCCGACATAGCCGGGGCGCAAGGCGTTCACCTTCAGCACCTCGCCGAAGCAGCAGGCATTCCGTCTGACCGCATCGTGTTCGCTGATCAGTATGTGATGCGTACCGGGGTTGACCAGACCGCGCTTGCCGCGCTGTATTCCGCAGCCGATGTTTTGCTGGCGTGTTCAATGGGCGAAGGGTTCGGTATCCCCGTGGTTGAAGCGCAGGCTTGCGGCACTCCCGTCATTACCACGAACCAGACCGCCCAAAAAGAACTGAACGGTTCTGGCTGGCTGGTTGATTGTCAGCCGTTCTGGGATGGAAGCCAACGGGCATGGTTCCACCTGCCCTACATCCGCGAGATAATCGAAGCCCTGAATCAGGCGTATAACGCCCCTCTAGACGCTTCTGACGCTGCTGAAGCCTTTGCACAGCAGTACGAGGCAGACCACGTTTTTAGTACGTTCTGGGAACCGATCATGGCGGTCGTTGAGTGATCGCGTGGGTGACGCATCATCTGCCCGTCGAAGATACGGGTGGGGGCCGCTGGCTTCCCGGCAAGTATCGGGGCGGGGCTGAAATGTCCGATGCCGCGTATCGTGACTGTGCGCCACCGTGGGCAGAAATCGAACTGATCCCACCGCACGAATGGGAACGCGCACTAGGCGCGGAACGCATCGTGATCACGGGAACCGACCAGTTGAGTGAACAGGCGATGGTCACTTTGGCTGACGAAAACCCGATGGTGTTCCTGCACCATGAACAGACTGAATCGCCCGGGCGCAACGCGCTGCTGAACGCTGCCGACCCGCTGGTTGTCCACACGCCTGCCCACATGGAACGCGAACTTGAATGGTGCGAGCCACGGTCAGTCGAACTGGTCTTGAGTCATTTTGATACCACCGAATGCCAGAACAAAGAGAAAAAGAACTTTGCGCTTTGGGCCGCGAGGAACCATCCGCTGAAAGGTTTGCAGCAGGCGAAGGTATGGGCGTACAACTTTGGCATCGACCTGCTGGCGGTATCGACGCTGCCACGCGAGGAAGTGCTGACGCTGATGAGCCAAGCAGAATGGTTCGTGCATCTGCCCCTGAACTTTGAGTCCGAAGGCCGTGCCGTAATGGAAGCGGTGCTGTCGGGCTGTCAGATTCACACCAGCCGCAACGTAGGTATTACCAGCGTCGAAGGTTGGGATGATCCGTCTAGGTTGCGGGAACTGGTTGACAATGCCGGGGTTTATTTTTGGGAGTGTGTGTACCAATGAAATGCGCTGTTCTGATCCCGACCTTTCAGCGACCGCACCGCCTGTGGGAAGTCGCAGAGAACGCGCTGCAATCCTCGCCTAACGTGGTCGTGTATTTCGTGGTCGAAGCCGACGACGCAGGCACGATGGAGATGATTCCCGCCAAGCCATATAGGAACGTCAACTTCATCTACAACGAGCGCAGCCGCAACTACGCAGGGGCGATCAACACGGGGGTTCACCGCACGACTGAACCGCTGGTATTCGCTGGGGCTGACGATCTGAACTTTTACCCGGGCTGGCTGGAAATAGCCACCGCCCAGATGGTTGACCCGATCAAGGTGGTCGGCACAAACGATCTAGCGAACCCCGACGTTCTGGCGGGTAGCCACGCCACCCACTATCTCGTTTCCCGTGACTATTCCACGAACGGGGTCGTAGACGCACCCGGGCTGATGCTGCACGAGGGCTACAACCACAACTGGACTGATACAGAATTCATCGCTACCGCCCGTCACCGTGGCGCGTTTACCCCTTGCCTTGCGTCGGTCGTTGAACACAACCATTGGTGTTGGGGTAAAGCCAGCATTGACGAGACGTACAACAAGGGCAGTCGTACTGAACCCGCCGACCGTGTTCGGTTCCTAGAAAGGCAACACTTGTGGACATAGCAATCACCGGGGCCGCAGGCTTCATCGGATCGAACATGGCGAAGTACCTGCTCGAAGAGGGTCACAGGGTTCACGCCATTGACCACGCAGAACCCACCGACCAGTTCAGGCTTGGCATCTGGAATGAGTGTCATAACAAATCTGTTATAGACCTGACCACGACCGAACCCGTGATTCCGACCGCTGACATGGTGATCCACCTCGCCGCCAACATGGGGGGCGTTGGGTTCTTCCACAAGCACGACTACCAGCCCTACATCGACAACAGTCGCATCACGTTCAACGTGCTGTCGGCAATCGCCCGGTGGGAAATTCCCACAAGTTTTGTCGCCTCATCTGCCTGCATCTACCCGACGCATCTTCAGATGGATGAACGCCACCCGGCGTTGTTGCATGAGGACTTGATTGAATTCGGTTGGCCTGACCAAATGTACGGTCGTGAAAAGTTGATGATGCTTCGACTTGCGGAACGTCACGAACAGGATGTGCGTGTAGGCATCTTGCACACCGTCTACGGCATCGGGCAGGAATGCGAGGGTGAGCGAATGAAGTTCCCGACTGCTGCTGCGACGAAGGCATTGAAGGCGCGTGACACGGGCTTCGTAAAGATGTGGGGCAACGGAGAACAGAAGCGTTCGTATCTTTACATTGACGATGCCGTGAACAAGATTTGGGCGATCCTCAACGAGGACTATGACGGCCCGGTGAACGTGGGCTACGAAGGCGCGATTTCGTGCAACGAAGTGCAGACCCTGTGCCTGCAACTAGCAGGGGTTCCCGAAGCCAAGATTTACTACGACGAAACCGAACCGTCTGGGGTGCTGGGTCGGGACTGCGACAACACGAAGTTCAATGACCTATACGGGGATTTGTGTCTTGTGAATTATGCTGAAGGCTTTGAACGTCTCATCAACTGGCTAGGAACACGATGACGATAACGAACGGCTATACAACTCTGAACGATGTGAAGGCTGCGTTACGCATTGTCGATGCGGTCGATGACGGCCTAATCGAACTGGCTATTGAAACTTCGTCGCGGGAAATCGACGGGTACTGCAACCGCATCTTCTACAACGCTGGCACAGCAGCCCGATACTTCGCAGCGCAGAACGAACTTGTTTGCGACGTTGACGACCTCGCCGGGACAGCGATCACGCTGCAAACCGACCAGAACGCTGACGGCAACTTTGCTCTGACATGGACACCGTCGAACTACCAGTTGGAACCGTTGAACGGGTACAGCAACGGTCAGGTGTGGCCCTACACGCGCATCCGCGCCAGCCTGAACTACCTGTTCCCGAACACTAACGATCTGGCTTTGGTCAAGGTGACCGGGGTTTGGGGTTGGCCTTCCGTGCCTACCGCAATCAAATACGCCTGCACGATTCAGGCGCAGCGGCTCTACAAGCGGTACGACTCCCCACTTGGCATTATCGGATTCGGTGACATGGGCGGCATCCGTGTCGGCAGCAGGCTTGACCCAGACGTTGCCATGTCTATCGACCCGTACCGAAAGATGGATGGCATTTCGTGACTGCCACTATCAGCGAGGTAAAGGCTGGTCTTGCGGCTCGTCTGGCGACGATCACCGGGCTTCGCACCTACGCCTACCAGCCTGACCAGATGAACGCGCCGATGGCGTACCCGAACATTGAGCAAGTTTTGTATCACCGCACGATGCGGTCGGGGCTAACCGAATTCGTTTGCACCGTCAGCGTGTTCGTGGCGCGACCGACAGAGCGACCAGCCGAAGCCAGTCTTGACGCATACGCATCGCCTACGGGTAGCGCGTCGATCAAGGCAGCCATCGAAGGTGACCGCACGTTGGGTGGCAAAGTGGATGACTGTCAGGTTGAACAGGTGTCGGGGATCAGTTCGATCACCGCGAACGAAACTGAATACCTGTCAATGGATTTCACCGTGCGCGTGTATTCTTCGTGAGCATGAAGTTCAAGATCGTTGGCCCGTGTGCCGTGCATGACAACCTGCCGGGGGAAGTGGTTGAAGCAACCCCCGCATGGGATGTAGATTTCTTGCTGGCAACGGGTCACATTGAGCCTGCCGAAGTTCCTGCGCCGAACAAATCAAAACCTGAACCCGTTGGAACGGAGAACGAATAATGGCAAAGCAAGTTGCAACCGCAGTCGTCGTCAAGGTCGGTGGCGTTGATCTTTCTTCCTACGTCGCATCGGTCAACCTGACCAGCAACGTCGCAGAAGTTGGAACGACGACGTTCGCATCGGGTGGCAACACAGAGCGCGTCGGTGGTCTGAAGGACAATTCGCTTCAGATTTCGTTCATGCAGGACTTCGCTGCTGCCGCTGTCGAAGCCACGGTCTACCCGCTGATCGGTGGCACGGCTGCGTTCGAGGTTCTCCCGAACGGTACTGGCGTTTCTTCGACCAACCCGAAATACACGGGTACGGTTCTCGTCACTTCGTGGTCGCCTGTCGCGGGTGCTGTTGGCGAACTGCTGACCGCCGATGTGACTTGGCCCATCACGGGCGCAGTCACGAAGGCCACCGCCTAATTCATTCACTACCTACCTGCGAGGTTTCTAAATGAGACAAGCACTTGAAGTGCTGTTCCAAGATGGCACGGTTGAAAAGGTCATCGCGTTCTACCCGGACTATGTCAAGTTCGAGGAACGCTTTGACCGCAACCCCATCGTTGTTACGTTCGATGATTTCCGTTTGACTAATCAAGGCTTCCTTGCGTGGGCTGCATTGACCCGCGAAAAGCGCACAGCGTTGCCGTGGGAAGAATGGATCAACACGGTAGAGAACGTGAAAGCGTTAGATGACGAGGTTGAGCATCCCCCTTTGGAGAGCAGTCAGCCCATTGGTTCATTGCCCGACTCGCAGTAGAAACGGGCATTGCACCTTCGGTGCTGATGCAAGAATCATCTAGGATGCTCTACACAATGAATGCCTACCTGCGGTGGCGAAGGATCAAGGAAGGCAGGTAAGCACAGATGCCCGGTACACGGTCGGTGACTGATCTTGCCGTACTCATCGAACGTGCGGGGCAGGCTGCGCTTGAGTCCCAGAAGGAAGGCGTGTTCAAGGCTGCGCTGATGCTGAAGAACAGCATTGAAGGCGAACGCACGAAAGCCTTGAAAGGCAAAGACCACTTCTCGCGCATGAAGCAGAAGAAACAGCGCAGCGGTTCGTTCACGGGTATCAGACCCGAAACGTACAAGTTGAAGATTTGGTTTGACATGAAAGGGACATACAACCCGACCGCCCTGCTGGTGGCGCGTGGCCCGTGGGGACTCATTGAGTACGGTTCGCCTGAACACGAAATCACCGCTGCGCTTGGCAAGGTGCAGTACGAGAAGGGCAAGAAAGGCGCACGGGCGTATGCGTTGCGTCAGCGTTCGCTAGACATTGCCTACGGTGGGGCAGGGCTGTTCAGCGGTGCAACCCCGTTGCGTACCCCACAGGGGCCGCGCTACCGGGTACGAAAGCACCCGGGCTTCAAGGGCAAGGAACCTTTCAAGAAAGGTTTGGAAGCCAAGAAAGACGATGCCGCGAGGGTGGCTACCGCGCTGGTGCAGTCGCGTGTTGTCGATGTGTGGCGCATGGGTCGGGAAACGGTAATCACCGTTCGTGGTAGTGGCAAGACCTTCGGGCAAGGCATGGTCGGCTGATGGCAACCGTTACGCAACGTCTCGCATTCCTCATTTCAGCCAATGCTGATTCGGCTATCCGTGCATTTGAGAAAACGTCTGGGTCTGCTGCTAAGGAAATGGCGAAAGCCGAAAAGAGTTTGGAGAAGGCTGGCGCAAGCCTTACGAAGTTCGGTGCTGCCGGACTTGCAGCGGCAGGCACTTTGGGTGGCGGTCTGTTCAAGTTGGCGCAGGGCGCGATTGACGACCAGAAGGCACAGGCGTTGCTGGCTGAACAGTTGCGTAATTCGACTGGCGCAACCCAGAGGCAGATTGACGCTGTAGAGGATTTGATTGACAAGACCGCCCGCGCGACGGGCGTTGCTGACGATCAGTTGCGACCCGCGTTGGGCAACCTCGTTCGCGCCTTCGGTGATACCGACAAGGCAACGAAGGTACTGAATACAGCCCTTGACATAAGCGCGGCGACGGGGCGCGATTTGGAAACCGTCACGATTGCATTGGGTCGCGCAGCATCTGGGAATGTCGGTTCGTTGTCGCGGTTGGGTATCCCACTTGACGAGAACGTAAAGAAGTCAAAGGACTTCAACGCTGCGCTTCAGGCGTTGAATGAGCAGTTCGGTGGGGCGGCTGCTGCACGGGCTGAAACCTATGCAGGCAAGTTGGATCGTGCGCGGGTGGCGATCAGCGAGGCTGGCGAATCTATCGGTTCAGCCTTTATCCCGGTGGTGGAGAAGTCTGCTACTGCGATTGCTGGCACGGTCAACAAACTGGGGGAAATCAACAATGCGACGGGCGGTGCTATCGGCAAGTTCGCAGCCTTCGGGACTGTGGGACTTGGCGTGGTTTCGACCCTCTCGCTGGTGGCGGGGCAGGCGATCAAACTGCGTGACAGGTTCACGACGCTTGGCGATGACGGTGAACGGTCGCTGACGAAACTAGGTAACGCTGCAAAGTTTGCGAGCATCGGTCTGGGTGCGATTGCTTTGAGCGAAGCCACCTTTGCGGTGATCAACGAAATCAACGATTCGTCGCAGAAACTTGAACAGGGTTTGCAGGATTTGACGGTTGCCCTGTCAGAGGTTGACGCAAGCGCGATGCTTCAACAGTTCCGCGAACTGGTCAAACAGCAAGACAACGTGCTTCGGTTCTCAAACATCTGGTCAGACTTCGGCAAAGAAATCACGATCGTCGGTGGCGAATCGTCGCGGAACATTGAGGACATCGACCGGGCGTTCAACCAGTTGCTCAAGCAGTCTGGCCCGAAGGCGGCACAGGCTTTGCTTGATGCGTGGTCGGCGCAGAACGCCACGCTGGATCAAGCCAGCGGTCAATACAAAGACAATACGATGCTCATTGAGCGTTACCAGTCGCGGGTCGATTCGTTGACTGGTTCGCAGAAGGCGTTGAACCAGATCAACGCTGAAGGCGTAACCGGGCTTACTGACCTGAAGAAAACGTACGAGGATTACTCACGGGCGATTCTGCGCAATGAGGAACGCCAGCAGCAGTTGGACATTGACAAGGCGATTGCCGCGACCCGTGAACGTCAGAGCGCAGCCGACAAGAAAGCGGCAGAGGCTGCCGCCAAGTTCAAGTCTGAAGTCGAAGCCCTAGCGCAGGCACTTGAAACGAAACTGGCTAAGGCTCTGTCTGACGCTGAACAGAACGCAGAGAAGGCGAACACGGCCTATAAGAACTACCGCGACAGCATCGGGGGTTCTGTCTCTGGCGTGGTCAACTTTGCGAACGCGCAGAAGATCGCTGAAGATAACGTCAAGGCTTTGGCTGACGCGACGACGAAGCGCACCGAAGCACAGCAGAAACTTGACGACCTGCTGAAGGACAAAGACGCTACGCCTGAAGCGGTGGCTGAAGCCCGACGCGAGTTGGCTGACGCGACGAAGGAAGTGACCGACGCAGAGAAACTGCCGATGACATTTGACGCAGCCCTGAAGGGGCAGGTCGGTTCGGCAGAGACGTTCAAGACACAGTTGCAGACGCTGCTGGATTTGGGTGCGGATCAGGCGTTGATCGACCAGTTGACTTCGGCTGGTGCTGACGCTGGCGGCTCGATCATCAAGGGCATTCTGGCTTCGGCTGATCCGAAAGCCCGGGTGGAAGAACTTGACGCAACCCTTGCTTCGGTGTCCACGCTGGCTGACACCATCGGCAAGAGCGCAGCCGATGCGTTCTTTGGGGCTGGCGTGAAACTGGCAACCGACCTGCTGGCTGGTGTGAAAGACACCGTTGACAGCATCGACGTTGAGAAACTCAAGACGGGCAAGAACCCGAAGCGAGCGTTGAAGCGCAAGACCGCTGCGGTCGATGCGTCGTTCGGCGCGTTGTTCGGGCTGGCTGGTCTGGACATTCCCGCGATGGCTGACGGTGGCATTGTCAAGGCTTCGGCTGGTGGCACGTTGGTTCGCGTGGGCGAGGGCGGTCGTGATGAAGCGATCCTGCCCCTGCCATCTCCGATGCAACAGCCAACTATCATCAACGTTACGGTCAATGCCGGGATGGGTGCGGATGGTACGCAGGTCGGTAAGCAGATCGTGGATGAACTTGTTGCGTATCAGCGTCGGGTTGGTGCGCTACCGATAAAGGTGAGTGGCTAAATGGCGAGCGTGTTTCCTTATACGAACGGAACTGCAACCACGGATTCGTTCAGCGATCCGTTGTCCACTTCCCCGCTGAACAGTCCTTCGCATTCGCAGTTACATCAAGACATAAACACGGCTGTCGAAACGATTGAAACTGTTTTGCAGTCTGGTGGCGGGTCGCGGAACATTCTCTATAACGGTGCGATGCAGGTAGCGCAACGTGGAACCAGCACAGCGAGTATCACGGCATCTGGGTATTACACGGCTGACCGCTATTCGACCGTGCTTGCGACTCTCGGAACATGGACACAGAGCGTTGAAAATGATGCGCCGACTGGTTCAGGGTTTGCTAAATCTCTGAAAGTTCTCTGCACTACTGCTGACGCATCACCTTCAAGCAGCGATGTGTTTCTGCTGAAGCAGGTTCTTGAAGGTCAAGATTTGCAGGCATTTCGCAAAGGGACTGCATCAGCACAGCAGTTCACGTTGTCGTTCTGGGTCAAAGCCAACACGACTGGCACATACATCGTTGAACTTTACGACACAGACAATACTCGTCAAATAAGCAAGTCGTACACGATTTCTGCATCTGCGACATGGGAATTCAAGACAGTCACATTTGCTGCTGACACGACTGGCGTTTTCAATAATGACAATGGGGCGAGTTTGGAAGTTGCGTTTTGGTTGGCTGCTGGTTCAACATACACATCAGGCACGTTGAATAGTTCAGCGTGGGCATCTGTTACGACCGCCAACCGTGCCGCAGGTCAAACCAACCTTGCTTCTGCTACTAACAACTACTGGCAGATTACTGGTGTGCAGTTGAATGTTGGTGCAGTCGCTGCACCGTTCGAGTTCAAGTCGTATGGGCAAGAGTTGGCTGAATGTCAGCGGTACTACATGAAATGGGCTTCAGAAAACTCATCAGGGCGTATCGCAGCAGGAATCGGGGTAAGTACCACGGTAAGCAACTTTCTGCTTCCGTACAAAGTTCAACCCCGCACCACGCTGGGGACATTGAGTGTGACTGGCAACTATGGGACATCGGATACCGCTGCTTACATAGCGGGTACTGCTATGACCCGTTTTGACGGCGTATGTAGCGATGCCTATTACGCTGTCCAAGTAACAGTTGCTTCGGGCGGCACGCAATATCGACCGTATTTTCTTGAGAGCAACAATGGCACTCTGGTTGTTGCTTCCAACATGGAGTTGTGATGTACCAACGGTTTGTTATCTCAACAATATATGGTGACCAAGAATGTGTTATCCGAACGGCAGACAAAGCGCATATTAGTAGCGATGAGTCGCACCCTGACTACCAGCAGTACCTAGCGTGGCTTGCTGATGGCAACACACCCGAACCGTGGCAACCTGAAACCTGATGCCTGCGCTTTACGATTCCACCAGCACCTACGACGATCTTGCTTTATCGTTTGATGGGTATGGCGCACCGCTGGCAAATATGCCTGCGGTCGGAATCTACATCGCGTGGGATGCGACACCTTACGAAGTCAGCCCGGTATGGACTGATGTAACGCCCTACGTCAGGCAGATCAGTATTCGTCGCGGTAGGCAAGACGACCTGCAACAGTTCGGCCCGGGTACAGCCTCGCTGGTACTTGATAACCGTGACAGGTTGTTTGACCCGTTCAACACATCGGGTGCGAATTATGCGAATTTGAAGCCGCGCAAGCAACTAAAAATAGTGGCGAACTGGAACGGTACAGAGTATCCGCTGTACCGGGGCTACGTCTCTGGCTGGCCTGTGGAATACACCGAAGCAGGACTGGATTCCACGGTGACCATCGAATGCTTCGACCTGCTAGGGCTGTTGGCAACAGAAATTCTTGACACGAATTTGCTGTTCAACTACATCATGGCCTTGAACCCGACACAGTTCTACACGCTTGATTCTTTGACTTCGGTAGCGACAGTCACAAATGCTTTCGGTGGTATTACAGAACAACTGTTGATCACCAAAAATTACGGGTCTGACGCAAACAACATTTCCAACGTCACATTCAATTCGGTTTCTACACCTATTGCAGCAGGGTATGCCCCGGTGCATCTCGTGTCGTCGGTACAAAGCGTTGCTCTAGAAAATTCAATTATCCCTAGCGTTTCTAGTCGGGCATTGGCTGAAACACGCGCATTCGTCGGCATACAAGGCGTTAGCACTAGCGCATCATCTGCGACCTACACGCAGAATTCTGTCTGCTTCTGGTACAAATACAATTTGGGTTCAACGTCTGCCGTAATCCTCATTACAAGTGCCGCAACGGGTGGGCAGTTTCAAGTGCAGTTAGACGGTTCTAATCGTCTGCTTGTCAACTTTGGCAGTTCCAGCGCACGTTCATCTGTATCAGTAAATGACAGCACCGCGCATTGTGTGGTTCTTACTTGCAATACGGCAGGTCAGACAAACATTTACATCGACGGTCGTGACTGCACAGACAACATCACAACCAGCACAACTAACGCAATCGCATCACCGCTAGGCACGTTTTACACGGGTTTAGGGGTTCGCGCAGAAACCTTGCAATACATCGCGTTCTTTAGCAATCTCTGTCTGACGCAGGCGCAGGCACAAACCTTGTACGAACTGGGTTTGGGTTCGCAAGAAGAGTCAGGGCAGACCCGGGTGACCGATTACTTTATTGACACAGGGCTGCCGTCAGACTTTTATTCGGTCGATTCAACGCTGTCTACAACGGTTGACGAATTCCCACGCACCAATTCACCACTACTGCCAGCCCTGAAAAAGGTGATCGACGGAGATGACGGGAACACATTCGTTGACAAGTCTGGGGTCGTCAACGCAGTCGGTCAGAATTATCTGTTCGCTGAAAGTCGCTGCAACACATCGCAGATGACATTTACGGATAGCGGTACTGGCGTTGCTTACGATGCGTCATCTATCCGCATCGACTTCAACGCAGATCAAGTGCGTAACCAATTTATTCTGCAAGGCTCGTTCGGTATTCAGGCGACGGTCGAAGATGCAACATCGGTGACGCAGAATGGTGTAGCGGGTCAGAACGTGGAGACTGCGGTGCAGTCTGTTGACGATCTGGAAAGTCTCGCTAGTCGCAGGCTTACGATCTACAAAAACCCGAAGATGCAGATAGAACCGTTCATGTCGAAGGGTCAGGCGAACCCGTCTTACAACTGGCCTCGCCTGCTGTCGCTGGAACTGCTTGACCGGGTGACGTTCAAGAGGACACCTAGCGTCGGCTCTGCGATACAGAAGGATTTGCTGGTGCAAAGTATTGAACACAGGATCACCCCGGGGGAGTGGCAGACTGTGGTGAATGGTTCGACCCGTTACACGGGCTGGTTTATTATCGGCGTTTCGCTGATCGGTTCAAGTGAGGATGTGCTTTTGTAATGGCTGTCAAGACGTTTACCGACAACACGGCTCTGCCTGCTAGTGACATAAACACCTATCTGGCTAACAGCGGTTTGGTCTACATTACGTCAGCAACGGTTACCGCAGCGGCTACGGCGTACATCGACGGGTGCTTCACTTCAACATACGACAATTACACCGTTACATGGGAAACAACCGACCAAAGCGGCACGGGGTCTTTCCAATTTCGTCTGCGTACTGGCGGCACGGCATCCGCAGCAAACTATTACTACAGCGGTTTTCAGTATTACTTCACCGCCGCGGCAGGAGCGGAACAAGGTAACAACGTAAACCAAGTCTTATTTTCCGCAGCAACGACTAGCGGGAAAACGTACAGCGTGTTGCAACTGAACGACCCCTATGTTGCCAAACAAACAAACTATATTTTTGACTATGTATCGGCGTACTCAAACTACGCAGGTGGCTCTGTTCGAGGCCAACACACCCCGGCGACGTCATACGACGGCTTCCAAATAAACATGAACACCGGCGCAACCATGACTGGTGTGTTGCGCGTCTACGGATGGAGACAAGCATGACCCGACCAATAATTAGCGGCCTTAACTATCTAACGGGCGAACACATTGAGCGTGAAATGAACGATGACGAACTAGCCCAATACGAAGCCGACAAAGCCGCCGCACCTGATTACGTTGAACCTATTACGGAAGTACCTGCGCCTGTTGAAGAGGCGCAAACATCAACCGACGCTGGCTGATCGCAGCCCCCGCGCTACTTCTCGCTTTCGCATCGACCGCGAACGCCGACAACCCGCGCATCACAGGAACACCCGCTGACTACTGGTTCACCTTCGATGAGCAACAGCAGTTCGTTGCCCGAACATACGCGGTACAAGGCTACGGGTCTGACCCGATGCTGTGGCTTTACACGCAGGCAGGTGAACTGGTCGCACAGAACGACGACTGGTACGGCCTGCAATCCAACCTTGATCTGCTGCTAGCCCCCGGCACTTACCGTCTACGGGCAGGGTTCTGCTGTGGCGATCCTGACGCAACCCGCCTCGGGCAGGTCTACGACTTAGGGACTTCCGCAGCCCCGGTCACTCCCAATGCCGATCCGACGACGACCTATCCGCAACCCACGACCACCAGCGTTGAACCGTCAACAACAACGCAACCACCAGAAACGACTTCGACCACCGACGCACCGACTACGACCCTTCCTGAAACGACAAGTACGGAAACAATACCGTTCACCACCGTTACGGAAACGACACAGCCCGTGGTGACTGACGCGCCAACCACCACGGGCGAGCCTGACCGTCGAAACGAGCAGGTGGGTACAACCATCGTAGATGTGTCCACAACGGTAGAGATACCAACCACAACAAGCACAACGACGACCACCACGGTTGCGGATGTTGCGCCGACGACCAGTAGCGCAGAACCCCAACCAACTGTAGTGACCACGATCTTGCCCAACATCTTGCCCACCTCTAGCCGCCCGTTGCCAGAGCCACGCCCGACAGCCACCATTCCCCCGACAACCGCCCTAGAAGCGACGACAACCACCGAACCGCCTACGACTAGCACCACCGAACTTTTAGTAACCACGACGCTTGTAGAGCCTGAACCGATCAGCCCCGAACCGATCACCGAACTGCCAGCAGACATACAAAACTTGACAGAGACGGAGAAGGCGCAACTAGTTGAGCAACTGAACGATGCCCCGGTGGAACTGAAACGCGAGTTTGAACAGACCGTGAACGTCTTTGGCGGTGGCTTTGATGACTATGTGCCAGCAGACCAGCGCGTACCCGTAGGCACACGCAGAACACTCATCGCAGTAACGGGTGCGCTGGTAACTTTGTCGTCAACTGCGCCAGCCCGAAGGAACAGACGATGAAAGTTTGGCGCGAAATCACAGCACTAGCCTTCACCCTGCTCGCTTCGGTCATCACGATCCTGACCCTTTCAGGCAGGCTGCAAGCGTGGGCCTTGTGGCTCACCTTCGGGGCATTAGCCCTGCACCTTGCCGGGGTCATCACAGACAAGGAAGATGAATGAAAACTGTTCTCCTACGCATTGTGTCGGTCTTTGGTTCAAGCGCATTGGGTGCGCTTGCTGGCGGGGCGGTGCTTGACATAGCCCTCTGGAAATCCGCTGCGCTCGCAGGATTCATGGCGACCGCGAAGGTTGTTGAATCGTTGCTTCGCGCCTTCGCTGACGATGGAAAGATCGACGCTGAAGAACTGAAAGCCGCCTTCGCCTTCATCGACCAGAAAGACGAAGCGTGATGTACCCGGTCAAGAAGTTCGTTCTACCTGAAGAGTTGCAGGGCGTTCCGAACGGTGATATTCCCCCTGCCTTGCTTGCCAACATCAAACCGTATGGGCAGTTGTATTGGAAGGCTGCGAAGGCATGGCAGGCGATGATCGACGCTGCGAAAGTCGATGGGCTTGAATTCTCGCACGTTGGCGCACTACGCACCTTGAAAGAACAGATCGCACTCTTTGAGTCTCGTTACACGAAGAAGCCGACGAAGCGCATTCCGCAGGTCACCCGCACTTACAAGGGCAAGACGTTTTTCCTGAAGGAAAATTGCGCCCCAGCAGGGACACCCGGTACGAGCAAGCATGGGAACGGCTGCGCCATTGACATAGCGGCAATCGTCAACAAGAAACTGGTAAGCGTCGGGTCATCGAAGAAGCACGTTGATTGGTTGGTTGCGAATGCTGGCACGTTCGGCTGGTCGTGGGAAGTTGCCGACCCGAAGAACCCCAACTTCGAGATTTGGCACTTGATCTGCTTTGACTGTGACAGCCTGCAAGCCACAGGCGACGAGCCAGAACGCGCAACAAAAGTTGTCAAGCCAAAGCGCAAAGAGAAGAAAGGCCGTAAGGCATGATCGCCTTTGTGGTGTTCCTTGCCTTCGTCGGTATCACCATCTGGGCTGTGAACACTCTGCTGAATGCGTTGCGTGATTTCGATGACTGAAGCAATCATCGTTGCCATCATCACGGGCGGGTTCGCTGTCGTCGTGGCGGTGCTACAAACTTTTCGCAAAGAGAACCGCGAGGATCACAACTTCGTTGTAACCTCGTTGAACAGGATTGAACACAAGATCGACGACCACGTTAGGGATCACGCCACCGGGGAACTGTGAGAGGGGCCGAAGGGGTATGGGAATCAAAGACGAACTAGAAGCCGAACTGAAGTTTGGCGCGGAACGATGCAAGGTCGGCAGGTTTCTTGACACGCTCGACCCGAAAGATGCGGAAGAAATACAAGCCGCGCTTGTGTCGAAGAACTACCCGCTTGAAGCGGTGCGCCGCGTGATGATCAAACGGGGCTTCGATGGCGGCATCACGATCTGCCACCGTCACGCCAAGAAAGACTGCTGCTGTGTCAATTGAAGAGGAACTGAACTCCATCGGCAACGACCGCATCGAATCGCTGCGGTACAAACGGCAACGCGACGACCTACAGAACCAGTTGAACCTGACGGTTGCCGAACTGGAACAGACTCGCACCGCACTTCGGTTCATTGAGTCCACGCAGGCTGCGACGATCCAACCGCCCCGCTGGTTGTCACCAGAGAAACCAAAGCAGTCATCTGCGACCCTCGCCCTGTTGCTGTCCGATACGCACTTTGACGAGGTGGTGAACCCCGACGAGATACACGGGCTGAACGCCTACAATCGCGAAATAGCCACGCTACGCCTGCACAAGTGGGGAACGAACGTGGTGAAACTGGCACGGCACTACCTAGCCGGGATCAAGTATGACGGTGTGGTGCTGATGCTGGGCGGCGACACGTTCAGCGGCGACATTCACGAGGAACTGTCAGAGACGAACGAAGATTCGATGCTGGGCAGTTTGCTTTACTGGTCGGAACAGATCGCTGCGAGCATCGACCTACTGCACGGGGAATTCGGGAAGGTTCATGTTGTGGCAGTACCGGGCAACCACGGGCGCACGACCCGCAAGCCACGGGCGAAGATGCGAGCCAAGACGAACTTCGACTGGCTGCTGGCGAAGATGGTTGAACGCCACTTCGCCGGCAACAAGGCGGTGACGTTTCAAGTGCCTGAATCTGCGGACTGCCTGTTCACGGTCTACGGGCGCGGTCACCTTTTGACCCACGGCGATCAGGCGCGGGGCGGTGGCGGCATCGGTGGCATTTGGCCCCCGATCATGCGCCTTCGCGCACAGAAGATGCAGCGGTACATGGCGACAGGTGGACAGTTCTCAACGCTGTGGATGGGGCATTGGCATCAACTGATTCAGACACCCGGAATGGTTGTGAACGGGTCGATGAAAGGCGCAGACGAATACTCAATCGTCATGGGCTTTGGCTACGAGGAACCGCAGCAGGCGTTCAGCGTCATCGCGCCAGAGAAAGGCATCGTGTGGCAAGCCCCGGTGTTCTGCATGGATCGGGCTAAAGAAAAATGGTGACCTACGATCTGGTGCTGGTCGTCTGGCATGACGCGCACAGCCTGAATCACGGTTGGCTGACCGTCGATGACATTGACGACGAACCGTGCGAGGTGCGAACAGTCGGGTATCTGATCCCTGACAGCAAACCGAATCACGTTGTTGTTGCACAGTCTGTGAACACGAACGAAGGCATTGACTCTGTGATGGCGATACCTGTTGGTATGGTTCAGCGTTTGACGATTCTTTCGTAGTCTTGCGGGGGGTCGGGTATTCCCCTTCCCCGATCCCCCGCACCCCCAAATGCAAAAGCCCCCCGCGAGTCATGGCGCAGGGGGCTTTTGTGTTGGTTGCGTTGTGGTTAGAGCCAGCGCAGTTCGTTGTCCTTCAGCGCGAGGATCAGACCCTGTTCGCCATTCTCAATGATGTGAACGACGCTGATTGTTTCGTCGTTCGCACCGCTGAAGAACGGGCAGTCCATCGAATCGGTGCAGGGCTTGACGATTGCGCCCTTGTAGCGACCCTTTGTGATCTGTGCGATGGTGCGTGTCTTGGTTGTCATTGTGTTCCCCTTACTTGTTGTGCTTGTTGATGTAGGTAGTGGACTCGCCAGTTTCGTCGTTGGTCATGGTTGCCGATGAGTAGCCATCGGCTCGCATGAACTGACGAATTGACCCCAACGCCTGTGCGCGAGTCGCGTAGGCGACTGCAACGATTGGCCCGGTTGCGGTTTCGACTGTCACTCGGTAGGTGTCCATGAACAGAACTATACACCCAAAGAACAGAAGTGTGCAAGTACCCTGCCAAACCCCTAAAAATGGGGCTTTCCGCAGGGTTCTTGCATCGTGCTACACCCACGCATTACCTTCCTGACCGTGGGCAATTCAGCCCACCACAAGCAAGGGGAAAACATGAAACGGATACCCAAACCCGAACACGGGTCGGTCGAATGGCGCAACCTGCGCCATCGGGACACGAACGGCAACTGCATCTTCGGTGCGTCAGAAGCGGGTGCGCTGATGGGCGCAAGCGAATTCACGACACGCGCAGAACTGTTCGCATCGAAGATGAGTGAACCCGTGATCACGCCACCAACCGCCGCGATGCTGAAAGGCATCTACTTTGAGTCGGGGCTAGGTCGGTTCGCAGCAAGCGAACTTGGCATGAACCTGCATGAGCCGACAGAAATGTTTGCGCGCGGTCGTTGGGTGGCAACGCTGGACTTCGCCAGCGACGACTACGCAACGGTCGTGGAATGCAAAGTCACGAACGCGAAAGTGATTCGTGACGAATCCGATCTGATGCCTGCGTGGGTTCTGCAAGGTCACGTTCAGCACTACTGCACAGGGGCGCAGATTTACTTCAGCGTGTTCGACCGTCAACAGCAGTTGTCGCTGATCCCGATGCAGATTCAGCCCGGTGTCATCGACCAACTGAATGAGATGGCAGAACTGCTGGGTAGCGCGGTCGATGAACAGACGATCCCCGGCTGGTTGGAAGATGAGATGACCGCTGACCTGATTCAACAGTTGGTTCCTGTTGAGGAAGGCAAAGGCATTGAAGCCGACGAGCATTTGGTGAACTGGATCACCGATCTTGAAACGTCGAAGAAGATGAAGAAAGACGCTGAAGAGGCTGAACAGTACGCACGGGATCAGATCGCTAAGCGCATGGGCGATGCCGAATTCGTGGTGGCTGACGGGCGCACGATTCTTTCGTGGAAGCGTCAGAAGGGCCGCGCACGTTTCGATCTGGAAGGGTTCAAGACCGCGCATCCAGACCTTGCAAAGCAGTTCATGACGGAAGGCGCACCCATTCGGGTTATGCGCTTCGGAAAGGGGAAGTGAAATGAAGCCAGATACAACACCGTTCAACCCGGGCATCGTCGCAGCGTTGTCGCGGGTCATGGAAGATGTGGGAGCGGTACGAAAAGGCGACCGCAACACGCATCAGAACTTCAACTTCAGGGGCATCGACGCGGTAGTAAACGCTGTGTCGCCAGCCCTGCGCAAGCACGGCATCGTCGTCACGCCACAGGTGCTGGACTACCAGTACGAGACTGTGCAGGTCGGCAACCCACCGAAGAACATGGCGAGCGTTCGCGTGATGGTGCGCTACACGTTCAACGCAAGCGACGGCTCAAGCATTGAAACGGTCGTGCCTGCGGAATCGTTTGATTCGGGTGACAAGGCGACAGCGAAGGCGATGAGCGTGGCTTTTCGCACCGCGCTGTTGCAAACCCTCTGCTTGCCAACCGACGAAACCGATCCTGATGCACAGTCTTACGAACGGGCGAACCATCCGACCGCCCATACGCCTGCCCCACGCAAGGCGACAGGCCCAGTCAAGGAACCCGGCGAACCCGCCCCCGTCATCAACATCAATGACGGTGGCGCATCGCAAGCGCAGATCGGCACGATCAAGAAACTGGTGCGTGAATGCAACCTTGAGTCGGCAAAAGACGTTGCCAGCAACGTGACCGGGCGCACGATCACCAGCGCAACCGACTTGACGAAGGCTGAAGCGTCGGCGGTCATCAAGCGACTGCTCGAAATGAAAGAGGCTCTGTCGTGAAGCACGGTCGAAGCGCGTTCGTCAACCTGAAGTGTCGCTGCGACATTTGTCGTAAGGCACAGACGGACTACATGAAGGAATACAGGGGTACGCCCATCGGCAAACGCAAACACGCGATCAACGCCCGGAAGAAAGCAAGGCGTGACGCGATGTGTCGCCAATGGATCAAAGCGAACCGACCCGATGTGTTCAAGCGAATCTGGCAGGCGGTGGAAAGTGGAAGTTGAACGACTCAACAACGCTTTGCAGTTGATCGGCGGCGCGAACGAGAACCTGCGTCGGCAGGGCATCGACCCGGGCTTCGGTGACGATTTGCGTGACCTGCTCGAAGAAACCCGCGACTACATCGAACGCCTACGCACCACCATCGCAGGCTTCGTGGAAGCAGATCAGGCAGGCTACTTCCCGTTCGTGGTCAACGACTTCTGCGGTATCGGGCAGGTGCTGGTGCAAATCTTCCGCGAGGATGACGGCACGATGACCTGCGCTCTGGCGCACCGGGCAGACCAATGGCAAACGTGGTCACCGCCGACGAAAGCGGTTGAATCGTGAGCAACTACAACCGCAAGTCACGCGCACAGCGTCGGCTACCCGTCGAACCAATTCTGAAATACATCCCGCCTGTGAACTACCGCAAATACAGCGGCCTGTTCAAGGAAGGGCGCACGATCCGGCAATACGACGCAGACGAGTTCTGCATCAAGGAACTGGGGCTACACCCGTTCATCGTATACGGGGACATTTGGTATGCAGAGTGACGTTGTGCAACACCTACGCGACCTGCGAAGCATTGCGCTGAACGGGCAGTTGGATCAGATCGACCCGCAGGTTGTGGCTGCTATCTGTTCGCTGGCGATCAACGCGGTGCAACCTTCGCTGCCTGTTCGGGCGAGCGCACCGACTACCACCAGAAAGGCGGCACAGTCGGTTGCGCCCCGGGCGGGTTCGCAACGGCATCGACTACTGGAACAGTATTGGCTGAACGGTGAACTGACCGACGAGGAAGCAGGGCAGGCTTCGGGGCTACGCACCCCGGGCTGCGCCTACTGGATGCGTTGCAGCGAACTACGCCAGCAAGGATTCATCGAACCTACGGGCCGAACGCGCACCAGCACAGCAGGCGAGCAGCAGAATGTGTGTCGGATCACCGACGAGGGAAGGCGCATCTTTGAGTATTCAACTGTGGCGTGAACGGGCAGCGTGTCAAGGTATGCAACCGAACGAGGCCATACGCACGTTCTTCCCTGTCGGTCACGGTGTACGCAAAGACAGGTGGGATGCAGCGTGGTCGTATTGTCGAAGGTGCGAAGTTCATCGGGAGTGTCTAGCGATGCAAATGGAAGTTGACGCGATTGACGACAAGATCGGGATGTTTGGCGGGTTGACCCCGAATGAGCGTTTGCAGATTCGTCGCGGTCGCGTGTTGTTTGACAAGGAATTCGATGACGGCTTTGGCTACAGAAGTGGTCTCAAACTATGACTGTACGCACAATTTCGTATGGCGGTGGCGTTCAGTCAACGGCCCTTCTTGTTCTAGCAACGCAAGGCAAACTTGAACCGATCATGGGTGGGTCGATTACGGCTGCTCTGTTCTCAAATACGGGCGATGATTCTGAACACCCAGCGACGTTGGAGTATGTGCGAAACATTGCGATTCCGTGGGCAGCGGAACGTGGTTTGACTGTGCATGAACTACACCGACGCACAAAGGATGGTCAGATTGAGACTCTTTATGGTCGGGCCACGCATCCCGATAAACGGTCGCTTCCGATACCTGTGCGCCTGTCTAACGGTGCGCCTGCATCAAGGCATTGCACCGTTGATTTCAAGGTCAAGGTGCTTCAGAAGTGGATCAAGCAGGCAGGCGCAACAGCAGACAATCCAGCGATCGTCGCAGTCGGCATTTCAACAGACGAGATACAACGGGCAAACAACAAATCTGATGCCGCGTTTGAGCGTCGGGTATTCCCATTGCTGCAACTTGGCTTGTCAAGAGCCGACTGCGCTCAACTGATACAAGATTCAGGGCTGCCAATACCGCCTAAATCGTCGTGCTATTTCTGCCCGTGGCATTCACGCCTTGTATGGGCTGAAATGCGCCGCGATGAGCCAGAACTGTTTGAGAAGGCTGCGGTGCTAGAGGACATTCTGCACGACAAAGCAGACCGCTTTGGACACAAACGCGCTTATTTGACTGATCGACTCGTGCCACTACGCGAGGCAATCCCGGTCGCGCAAGACACGCTGTTTTCAAGCCTTGAATTCAATGACGGAAAATGTGATTCGGGGTATTGCTGGACATGACTGACTACCTGAAGGCAAAGGCAGACTGTGTGTGCGGCTGCGGTCTATTCGGTACGCCACTCAAGCGACCTGAAGGCCACATACGCGGCTGCAAGTGTCCCCGGTGCATGGGCAAACGCAACCGTGCCAAAGGCGATGCAAAGGCTCGTAAGGCTCGTAAGGCTCTAGGCATCACCGGGGTCAATTCGCGGCACGAGGAAGTTTGGGGCGGTGATGTGCGTGTCGAAGTCAAGGCTGGCGCACAGATCAAACCTGTCGTCACCGCGTTCCTGCGTTGCGAGATACAAAGTGAACAACACAGACCTATCGGGGATACACGACCGTTCATGCTTGTTGCGATGCCCGATGGTTCGACTGACGGGCTGATCGTCATGCGGTTGAAGGACTATGTGAAGCATCACGGCATTCAGCCCGTGTAGAATTGCCAGACAAATTGAAAGCCCCCGCGAAGCGCAAACTCCCGGGGGCGTGACCTAAGAAAGTGTGGTTCCTAGATGAGTCAAATTGTAATACGCATTTCCCTTCGTGGGCAGGTGCAGCGATGATCGTTCGTGCGCCTAGACCTGAAGCGAACTTTGTCATGGTGCGGAATGCCGTTGCCCGTGATGAACGCCTGTCATTCCGCGCTAGGGGGGTTCTGGTGGCAATCCTGTCGCGGCCTGATGACTGGTCGATCAGCGCGGAGAACCTCGCCCGTGAAGGAAGCGAGTCGGTCGGTGTGATCTACAAGACCCTGAAGGAACTTGAAGAGGCTGGCTACGTCAAACGTCGCCGGGTCAGGAACGAACTAGGGCAGGTGCGTACAGAAACACTTGTGTTCGATGAACCGACTAGCGAAAAACCGTCAGACGGTGAACCGAAGAACGGTAAAACCGATAGTCGGTTTTTAGCGAGTGATACAAAGACAGAGTTACAAAAACAGAATACAAATACTGAACACAAAGTTACCCGTTCGCCTAAAAGCGAACAGGCGCGTGGCATTACGCAGGCATGGTGGGAAAAACAAGATCGACCCACAGGCAAGTTCATTGCCTTACAGAAGATCGTTGAACGAACACTTGATGCCGGGTGGGAACCGCAGATCGTGTCACAGGCTTTGAGTACCTTCGTGGTCATACCGTCGCTGGCTCAACTGGAATTGCAGATGAAGGGCAAGCGCGGTCTGCAAACGAAGTACGACAGGAACCGTCAGGTTCTGGAACAGACTCTGCAACAGCAGAAGAATGATGCAATACGTCTCGCGTTCGACGCACTAGAGAAGGGGAAAGAGAATGACTGATGACATTGTTGCAACTATTTGTGGTTGTTGTCTTGGGCTGGCTATGTCAGCGTTGATTTTTCATTGGGCAGGTTTGTTGTGACTGATGACATTGTGACCCGGTTACGGGAAATCGGTTGCCCTGAAGGGGAAATCGAGTCATGCGGATATTGCCTTTCATGTATCGCCGCTAATGAAATTGAGTTTTGGCGAGAGCGAGCAACAAATGCAGAAAAGTGCTTAGACCACATTTACGGCAAGAAGAAATGGTGGAAGCAATGACTGATGACATTGTGACCCGACTACGGGGGTCGTGTGACCACCTTTGTATTGGTTGCACAGCGGAAAATGCGCACGATGTAGGGCTAATCGCCGCTGATGAGATTGAACGCCTGCGGGCCTTGAATAAAACGTGGCGTACAGTTGCGGAAGCATTTGCTGTGTCTGGTGATCCTGAATCTTTACGTCATGCAGGCGACCTATACGCAAAGGCGGTGCGCCGTGAATCTGACTGAAGTGACCGGGCTGCTCGCCATGATCAACGAGTACGACCAGCGGATGACGATCACCGAACACACAGCAGGCGCGTGGCTGAAAGCACTAGACCCGTCGATGCCACTCGCCTACGCATCGGATCAGGTGATCAAGTATTACTCCAAGCAGCACTACGGTTCGTGTTCGATTTCGTGGCTGAACCAGATGTGGCGCGACGAAAAGCGGATGCACAAGATTGCGCCCGGTCTGCCCGAATTCACAGGCCCGAACAAAGAACTGTCACGGTGGATGTGTATGTACGGCATTCTGGAAGGCGTAGAGGACTTGAACTTGTGCAGGTCGCGTGACCCGCACGTTGCCCACGTTCTGCGCCTGCGCGATGAATACCAGCAACGCACAGGGATACCGATGCCTGAACTGGATGCGCGAAAACTGTTCCGTCACCTTGACTGGAACTGGTTTGATCAGCGTCGTGACGAGTACGCGAATCGGGTAAGGTGACCCCATAACTTCAGGCGTGTCGGGAAAGGAAACTTCCTGCACTATGTCGGGTTCGACGCGCCGCAACTGAATCGCCCTGCGGGGCTTGATCGAAGGAAGTCTGATGAAACGTCTTATCGCTGTTCTATTTGCCGTATCCGCTTTGACTGCCAGCCCTGCCCGGGCTGCTGATGCGCCTGCGTGGGTGGTCAAGAAATACAACGAGGGTTCACGGTGCAAGAAGTGGGAACCGCTCTTCAAGAAACACGGTCTGCCCGTGGTGTTGTTCTCGTACATTTCGTTTCGTGAGTCGCGTTGCCGCCCGGGTGCGGTGAACGCTCGCTGGCGTGATGGTCGCATTGTCTGGACTCTGAACCGCAACGGGACTTACGACAGCGGCATTTTGCAGATCAACAGCAGTTGGCGAACCGTGACCCGCAACGTCTGTGGCGGGGGGCTAGATCGCCTGTTCGACCCGGTGTGCAACGTCAAGGTTGCGGCATTCTTGTACCATGATTCAGGCGCAGGCCATTGGGGATTCAAGGGGTACTAATGACAACTGAAGGGGAACGACCTACATTCGGCAGTCTGTTCGCAGGTGTCGGCGGCTTTGATCTAGGCATGGAAGCAGCAGGCTGGCGATGTGGATTTCAAGTTGAATGGGACAAGAACTGTCAACAGACGCTTGCTTACCATTGGCCTGATGTACCGCGATGGGGCGACGTATGCGAAGTAAACGGTGCAGACCTACCGCCCGTGGACTGCATCACGTTCGGTTCACCATGTCAGGACTTGTCTGTTGCCGGCAAACGTGCAGGTTTGTCCGGCGGTCGATCATCCATGTTCTACGAAGCCATGAGAATTATTAGGGAGATGCGAAATGCAACTGGAAATGTTTACCCCCGATACATCATCTGGGAAAACGTCGTGGGAGCCCTGTCTAGCCGAAATGGTGACGACTTTGAGGCGGTCTTGCGAGAAATGGCAGACGCAGGGGCGACTTTCCTTGAATGGGCCGTGCTTGACGCGCAGTTCTTCGGAGTCCCCCAAAGGCGTAGAAGAGTGTTCGTCATCGCTGGCTTTGATTCTGCAAAAGCCAACGGAAGTGGACAAGAAATACTCTCTGTCGGTGAAGGCCGCGCAAGGCATTCTTCGACGGGCGACGAATCGTGGGAAGAATCTTCCGAAGAAACTGATGACGGCTTTGGAACAGATTGCGAGCAGTTAGACCTGTTCGGTGAATCAAGCCACGCAACCTATTCACCCGGTTTCGGCACTCTTCGTGCGTCTAGCGGAACTGTGGGGGGGGGGCAGCGAGACATTGTTGGTTCGCTCAACACGAGCGATGCGAAATGGGTGAATAATCAGTATGTCGCAGAAGGGAAACTCATTGTCCAATGATCCAATCGTATTCGGGCATACGCAGGGTCTTGACGTTCAAGCCTCTGATGTAGCCAGCCCGACCCTGCGAGCAAACGGGGGGGGGGCTTGCCGTGGCATTTCAACCCGGTCTAATGGTTCGACAAGGTGCAGACATGGCAGGTGAAATCTCACCAACCTTGCGAGCCGAAGCACACGCAGGGGACAACGCACCGCACGTTTTGATTATTGACGGAAGGCGCACAGACGATGTGCGCGTGAATGAAGGGGTGGTTCATACTTTGGAAGCAAGAATGGGTACTGGTGGTAACAATGTTCCGATGGTTGCAGAAACCACTTCCGATGTGGTCGGCTCGTTGCAGGAACGAAACTATAAAGGGCCTAATCATGAGAACGCCCGTGACGGTCAATTGGTCATCGTCAAAGATGAAGCATTCGGTTTGCAAGGAACAATGATCAACAGGCAAGACCACAACGGGCCTAGCGGTCAGGGGGTGTCAAAACCCGGTGAGCCGATGTATACGCTCACATCTACAGACGTTCACGCTGTTGCTACGCCACAGATGACTGTTCGACGTTTGACCCCCATTGAATGCGAACGCCTAATGGGTTGGCCTGACGACCACACGCTTCACAGGGCAGACGGCAGAACCAATGCGGATTCCACCCGGTACAAGATGTGTGGCAACGGGGTCGCCAGCCCGGTAGCAGAGTGGATCGGGCGAAACCTGCTGGAAAAGGGCTTTTAGAGCCGTTTATTTGCCCCCTAAGCCCCGATAGCCCCTAGATCGGGCATGGGTAGCCCCTACCGCTGGTAGCCCCGTACAGGCGGTCTATGTAACTTTTCTGTGACAATGAACAAAACTTGCCACAAGCACCCCGAATTGGTGTATAGTTCTGTTCATGACAACAACGAAGGGGAACACAATGGAAACCACAAACCGCTACTTCCGTCACGGGCAAATCATGTTCGCTCTGCCAATGGCAATCGGTGACACGGCAGTTACCAACAAAGACCTGTCGCCTACCAAGACCACGATCAAGAACATCACGAAGGTTCAGTCGGGCGAGGCAGTCAAGGGTTACGCAGGCAGGTACATCTACCCGAACGGTTACGCCTACGTTCTGCACCTCTCAACTGGCACAACCGCCATCTACGCAGGTGACGAGATCGCATGAGCAACTGGTTACACGCACCCGAACTGTGGCGAGCGCAAGCCTGCCAACGCACATCGCCACACATGACGATCAAAGAACTGGTCGCCTACTACGCCATAGATCGCAAGGTGGCGCAGGAACTGTGGGGCGACGACGCAACACCTGAAGTCAAGGCGAGGAAGGTCAAACCAGTCGATGCCTTGATGACCTATGCAAGAACAAACCTGTTCGCACACATCACCAGCAAGCAGGTCTGCGAGATGTGTCAATGCTCGCTACCCACCGCATTACGCTTGCTGGAAGCACGACCAGATGTGTTCCGCAAGTTGAAGCGTGGAACGTGGGAAGTACGCGACCCGCAAGCAGATCGACAAGCAGAGAAGGGGAAATGAAATGAGCAACGAAATCAAACGCACCGACTACCGGGTTGAACCGGGTCTTTATCAAGTTGGTGAACTACAGATCATGAATGGCGGCCCTCGTCATTGGCAACTTCGAGACGAGTACGGAGACATCATTGAGTTTTACCCGACGCTGAAGGCAGCGTTTGAATCGTGGTACGTCTTGAACGAGATGCTCAAGATGAAAGACGCGGTGGCGTGATGAGCGCAACAAAAGAATTCATTCACGAGATGATGCAACGCATTGAAGATCAGACCGCCGAACACCTACCCGGGCGAGTCGTCAACGCAGTTGCATGGGACATGGGCGATTCGGGAACCGATCTAAACGTGACCGTGTACGGGGGCTTCTGCTGCAACGTGGCGATGAACCCCTACACGATCACATACACGGTCGCTACACGACAATTCACTTCGACCTTCACGGGCGAAGATGCACACCTAGCCGCAGCACAAATCGTGTCGTGGCTGATCACAGAGGGAGAATAAGAAATGGGAATCATCAGAGCATTCGGGGTCGCATGCGACAAGTGCGGTCACGAACACGCAACGCCGATGCCATCAGCAACGATCCTGCGGTCGATCCTGAAGAGCATGGGCTGGACTATCTCCGGCAACAAGTTCACCTGCGGCAACTGTAACGGCAACTGGAAGCCCCAACCCGAAGGTGACGCGGCATGATGCGAGTAACCAACCGCGCCCGGTGGAACCGAACAAAAGGCTGGACAGCGTTTGCCTGCTGGCTAACCGCCATCATTGCGGTCGGTGGACTTGAAGATCCTGACGCAACCCGCCCGTCGAACTATCCGCTGGGAATCATCATGCTGGCCTGCTGCGCGTACATCATGTCCACGATCTACCGCAGACGCTGAACACAACCTGACGCACGTTGGCCCCCGTTTCGGCGGGGGCTTTCGTGTATCTTGACGCACCTATGAAGCGTCAAACCCTGCTGAACGCAATCCACTTCCTGCAACGGGTCGTAGTCCGGGGCGACGACGAACAACTGCTGGTGCAGACCGTCGAAGAACTACAACGCGAACTGAACAAAACAAATCAGAAGAAAGCACCCAACCAGAACACAACTGGTGCGTAACATTTCGTTCATGGGCGAATCCTACGAAGCCGACTACTACGCAGCCGTAGTTGATGACCTGCGCGTTGCCAACGAACGCCTGAACGACGCAGTAGCCACAGTACGCACCCGGGCATCCAACGCCGATCAACTGATCTGTGAACTACTGAAGTGCCTTGAAGATGGCAACCCCATTGAAGATGTGGTGATCCGTATGCACCACCACGTTGCCCTGTGAACATCATTGTTCTAACGCTTGTTTCATTTGCGATACTTCACTACGCAGCGCGACACATTCACTAATGCCGATCCCCAAACCTTGCCTTGACTGCGGAGAACCTACCACCAACGGCACACGCTGCACAGACTGCGAACAACAGAAACAGCGCAAACGCAACGCCAGACGCGACCACTACAAAGGCGACTACAAACGCCTAGCCGCAGCAGTACGAGCCAATGCCATCACCTGCCACCTCTGCGGACAAGGCGCAAGACCAGACGACCCGTGGCAAGCAGACCACATCCGACCGGGCGACCCCACCAGCCCACTAGCGGCAGCCCATCGCACCTGCAACGCATCGAAGGGCAACCGAACCCCCGACTGAACCCGACGACCCCCACCCGGCAAATTCGGGGGGTGGGTGCAAACTCGTCAGATTGGGTGACGCAGTAC